CGTTAACCACCTATAATGAAACATTATTTTATACTACTATTAAATAGGGCAGTAAAAATAATAAAATTTCGCTATTCAAGCAAAAGTACCACATTCATCTATTGTTTACGTAACGGAATTTTATAAACTAATGGATTTTCAACTTCTGCCTGCATTTTACGCTCAACGTCTCCACCGCGGTACGTCAACACACGCTTAGGAGCAGGGACAACAAGTGTTCTAAATTTAATATCTTGGACTAATTTATTAATAGGAATCGTTCTAAACAATACAACGGTCTCATACAATAGAACATCTTGTGTTTTCTTTGATAAACCAAATAATTTACATACAAAATCAACGATTGTGTTTGCAACATTTTTTGACACAAAGAAAGTTAGCACCAATTTGGAAATATCTTTGGGTAAATCTGTGCTATCAAAAATATTTGCACAAGCTTCAGCCAAATCGTACTCAAATGACCGGTAAGGAGTATAACCTTCAATTTCGAGTCCAAAAGCAGCTAAATACCCAACGATATAACCAGCAACTTTATAAATGCCTTTTCGCATTTTTATTTGGTAACTCCTCTTTTACTACCATAATTGGGGATTTATCCTCCTTTTCCTCAACTATGATCATCGGCTCTTTAATTTCATCTATCGGATGAATAGCCTTAATGGTTTTTGATAAATTCGCACATGTTTGCTTTGCCTCGATCAATTGTTTTAACAATGTGGAACCTTCATATGGAAGTGAAACCAAAAACCAAATAGCATTATTTGCATTTAAAGCACCAGCATTGCCATGAAAAGTGCATACAGCAATGTCTAAAGCATAAAATTGGCACATTTCAACTAAAACAGTTGATCCTTCCGCACCTGAATATTCCATCACTTTTGTTGCATTAGCATCAACTGTAAAAGTAGGTGCATTCATTGCTGCACCATTATCATAATAATAAAATATATAATTACCTGGATATACTGAAAATGTATTTAAATTGAAATCTGCTGATACTGGTACATTGCCCCAAGCAGAAACCCAAGCACCAAATGGATTTGCTGATGTCACAGAACCAGTTGCTGTATACTTATTTGCATAACCATATAAATTATCATCCAATTGTGGTTGTCTAAAAGCAATATCATATTCAATGTATATTTGCCCAATGGTTTGATTCACAGCAACACCTACAGGAGTTTCAATTAATAGATTGAAATTACCAGCATATGATTGTAACATCCCAGTACCTGCTTCCGGATTACAAAATAATTCTTTCAACCTCACATTACCTTGGTCAGCCCATACCCAAGTACAATTTTCCCATACCTTACATGTTTTACACGACGTGTGGGCATGAGCCATTTGTAGATTCTTAGCACTCGTTGAACCTACAATAGGGGCATCTCTTGCATCATAATCAATATAACCATTCAACAATCCATTTGTTGTAGAGGGCATACTACCGGCAAACCGAACAACTAGTTTCCTGATAGTCCAAAATTCATACAACTGTGCCATATGTGCTAACCGATTACATTTCATCACATAAGGATTTAATGGTATTTGCAATACACATGTTCCATTTTTATCAGTAGTGGGTCTTAAATCCACAGATGAAACATAATCATTCCCTACTAATCGAGCAGTTTTGTCGCTTGTTGTTTTCGTACTCCACTTTGACTTCATGCTCCGAGCTCGAAGTGCGACAGGTGCATTTCTGCGCCGTTGTGGTTTACGTTTATTTTGACGCATTTTCTTAAAACGCGTACTCATAAAAGATTTTAATTTATCCATGTATGGAATGCCGTTGGATAATCCGAGACTGTACATCTCATGTCAACCATTAGGAAACGCCGTGCAGTCGTTAGGCATTTTGTTTAGCTCATAAAATGATTTGGGTTATTACAACATGAGACTCCATTTACCCACAATTTTGAAGGGGGTCTAGTTATAGACTCGACCAAGTCTAAGCAGTTTAACGACCTACTCAGGTCTAAACAAATCATCCTAAATAATTTGGTGTATTAGGCTCATATTCAACAACAAATTTCAAATAATGTTTGTAATCAAAACTACTAAATAAATGAAATTGATCAATATCATATTTGCCTAATACTGAAATATTGTCGAAATAATCCTCCATCAATAATTGTATATCTACACCAATCTTTTGAAATTTTTCGACATATATTCTCGTTGACATGTCTATATTGCCATCGCCAAATTTATCTAAAATTGATTTTTCATCTGGATAAACCTTCCAATTGTCCTCAAATCTTGCTACAACACCACGTGTTAACCGCAACCCAACTTTAGCTAAAGACCGCAGAATTGGACAATGTGGTGCCTCATAGGCGAGAGAAAGAGCCTTCGCCCGAAGCAACTCCAACATTACCCTTAATCCACCATTCATTGGTCCCGCAAACGTCCAACAAAATTTCATTATGTTGCGTCTAATATCAGGTAATACATCAAAATTTACAGGATTATACATTAGCTGGCAAAACCGGGCATTACTTGGTTTTGTTGACACTTCAAATTTGGTCAAAAACCCAATTTGTTGAAAATCATCATTCGATAATATACCTTCATCACAACCAAAGATACCATCATCGCCTTCAACAAAACCATTAATTTTACTAATATCATAACCACGTCTATGGGCAGCAAATAACATCACACACAAATTGGTTATACCATTCCCAAGTGATGTGCACATTTCACCAGACATTCTTACTCCCATTAATTCTGCTGTCAACATATTCGTTCGTGGTTTATTCTTGCCAGCTAATAGTTTGTGCAAAACATCAATTATATACTTACCACCATGAACATTTTTCAACATATATGAATATAATTGTAGCTCACAGGCTTTCAACACTTTTGGAATCATATGAGCTTCAAATGAAGTATAATCGTTGTTCCAAATATACTTATATTTACATAATGTTTGTTCAATAAGTGCAGGTCTGTCAGGAATTGGAACATGTTTAATAAACCAATGAGATTTATATACAACATTTTCAATAGGTTTGATAAACGGACCTAATAGAATTTTTGCTTTATCACAACGGGCATTAATCCATCTCGCGATCTTAGGCTCCACATAAAATTCCTTCTTAATATGTGATTTCAATTGACTCAATTCCCCAATTGGTACATTCATTATATCATCTACCAACAATAATAATTCGGCTTTCCTTTCAGCACTATATGAAGTCGTCTCTAACCATTTAACAACTCTCACTCTGGGATCTGGATCTAATTCATCTGGTGACAAAGGATTAAATTCACTTCTAAATAAATTCCGATTAAAATTACGAAATTGTCTATCAAAATGATTAACTGGTAGAGCTGTGCCAAACCTTTTGGCCACAGCCATTGCTTGCATAACATAATCTTTAGGGTGAGGCATATATGGTGCGATATTAAAATTCAAACCTAAATTTCTCGCGCACCGGTGCCACCTAACAGTTTTTATGTGTCTGCATTTGATAACCAATTCTTTCTTAATTGGAAGGTTTTGTGGGAAATCGTAGTCCATGAACCTATAACCGTAGAGATAAGTTCGTCCATAGGCTGGATTGCGGAGCTGTAAAAATCCTGCATTTGTAACCGTGATTGTTTAATAAACTCATGGTAATCCAAAGCAAATTCAATTGTATTTAAGTATACATCGATGTCATGCACAGGAACGTTTAATGTAGTTTCACGGACAAAATAATCTTGAATAATTTTAGAATTCACCGTATCTAATTTCAAGATATATTTATAAATATTTAAGAAAAGATCATAATTAACATCTTTCTCTAATTTTTCTTCATCCACATCAGAAAGAAATTGTGTAATTTCATATCTAACAATTAAAATATTCGTTTGTTGTAAAGGAATAAATCTATCTCCCAAGGTCCGTGAATCCGATAATAATCGTTTATACATTCCAATGTGTCTGTAACGTTTGACACGAATTGTATCCATTGTATTCCTAGCATTATCCATAATAGGATAAATACTTGAGAGATAGGGTATGGTGTGAACAAACCCATGAATAGACCTAATAACATTATCAACAATTTTGATAAACGGCATTGATCTAAAAATTGGTCTAAATTCAAAATCAATCGGGTGATAATCATTTAAATCATAATCAACCAACTGTATTGGTGGTGCTGCCATAATTTTCTTTTCATCGTGGTTATTATGATTTACTGCATTATTGACTGGTTCATTCACTTGAACAGCAGGAGCGATAACATTAGGTTGTATAATAGGCTCAACTGCAGCAGGTATCAAAGCAATTGTCTCAATTGTTTTCCCGCTATCAGCAGTCATTACAGTGCTGATTTTACTTTCTAGTCTTTTACCAAATGGCACATTAACCTGATGTTGACTATTGGCAGCAATTAAACTTCGAGGCAACTCTATATCAACATCATTATAAGAATTCCAAATTTCTGGTGGAATACTTTTAACTGTAGGGCATGAAATGACGGATGTAGTAGAAGAGGTAGATGAATTATTTACACTAGTATGCACACTCTGCCAACCAACACTTTTCTTTTTCCAGTTTCCAGATGTTTTCTTCATTTCCATATTATTTTCCTAAATATAATAAAAATAATAAATAATGTAGATATAACTAAAATAGGGAAACTGGAAATGTTGGCAGCATCTAATACATAATACATAATTATAATAATTATTAATGTTAAACACGAACAAACCACAAATACCAATCGTAATAAAACATAAATAAAATAAATTTGATGTATAAATATATAGAAACTATACAATATGTAAATAATCAAACAAAAGCATACAACTATTACATAATTTACCATCTTAATCAAAGCCAAACGCTCATAAAATAATTTCAACAATCGC